ACTTTCATTCTGAAATCCACGTTCACGCATTTGCAGCATGAGTCGATCTACGATAACTTTCCTGTCTTGCGGCTTTGTACGATCCCAATTGCCAATTTGTCTACGCATTTGTATTAGTGGAGCTGGTAGGTAATCTTGCATTTCTCGTTGTAACATCAACATCAAATAATTATAATCACCGGCATTATATTTGTTTTTTGCTATTGCTCTTAGATTACGCTTTAACCGTAACTCCGGCACACTCACTTGTACATCTTGTACAATTTGACTGTCAAAGCGTTCTGGGTCAACCATAATAGTTAACACATTGTAAAGGTCTGGTTGGCTGGTACGAAACCCATCAAAGTTTTGTAATCTCATAATTTGTGCAGCTTGTTGTGCTGCATAAGCAGGGTCGCTTTGTGCAAAAATCTGCAATGCCAATAACTGTTCGAACATCAGTTCAGCAACCTTGCTCATTTTAAGACCAGTTAATTGTTTCATTTGTCGCCACATGCGACTTTCGCTGAGCTCGTGAAATATGCTTGTCTGCTCAACTGCAAATTCTTTGTTAGGAGTCTTGAAATCTTTTTTACGCATCACAGTTTTAGCAATTAAATCTAGTTCCTGGTTTGCACTATCCCACACAAGTGCAAACGGCACATTAATATCCGATGATAAATCTTTCAGCACCGCTTGTGCATCTGGTCCTAGTTGTGCAATTGGCTTGGCATACTTTTGAAATTCTTTTTTAAATAGTATTGCCAGCTCTTGTATTGTAATTTGCCGCACGTTGCGTTCATCATTTACACGATCTAGAAAGTGTCTTGTAAACTCAACATCGATTCCTACTTGGGCAAACACTTTATCAAGTGCTTTTTCTAGTGCATCAAGTTGTATTTGTGTTACTGGCTGATCCATTAGTTTTGCCCTGGATTATTTTGTGCAAAGTTAGCTTGCGAAAATCTCATACGATCCACAAACTTCATTCCTGCCCCTACATATCCTTCATGACCGGGTTCGCCTGCAATGTCGGCTTTTACATCTTGGTCTTGTGCATCCAACTGTCGTACCAAGTCATTTTTAAGTTGACTGATATTTAAAAATCCACTGAACAATGCTGCAACTGCGCTTTTATTTTGATTCATCCAGTCAGTGATACGAGCTGCCTTGGTCGGCTGTTTTTGTTCAATCCATGGACCAAAATCTTTGATCATGTTTTTATAATTGCCACTGCGCACTTTGCTGTTGATATATTGCTTTATCAATGCTGGTGTGTTTGTTATCTTTCTGCTGCGCAGCTCACCTGGAGCAAAGAATGCATCAATTTCAGGTGCATAGTTGTTGTAAATGTTTTCCACTTGTGCAATCAACTTTGCATTTAATTCAATTTTACTACCAGTGTCTTTCATAGTTGGGTCGAGTATAAGAACACCGGGTGCTTTGTTTAATACTGCACTAGAAACAGGAGTTGCAGGGCCACCTGGGCCGTCAATTGATGTGTGTACTGCAACGCCTGCTTCACTATTACCAACTGCCTTTCCAATTGGCGTGTTTGCACCAACACGATATGTAACAGTGTTGGGAGTAAAAACATACATACCATCTTCCAGTGGAGGAGTATCGCTGTACAACAAATCACCTTGCACATATCCGCGGAAGTCTTTGGGCACTGTGCGACTTAGCAACGGAAACAATTTAGCATACACTGCAATTAGATCTGTTCTATCACCTTTGCGCATACTCATAATACGTTCAATATCTTTTGGAGACTTGGCTAGGCCGTTGTAGCCTTTTGCAAGGAACCCTGACTTATCAGTAAGCACAAAGGCCCCTGTGCTGTCTCTGCCAAATATAACTGCTGGCTTGCCGTCCCATTTAATGGTGTTTGTTTTGGCAGGTTCTGCGGCAGCACGTTTGAGACCTGCAAGTGCTTGTGTAAGACCTTTACTACCGTAATCAAAGATCAAGTCTTCGGGGTGTTCAATTCGCACACCTTCGGTTAGTTTGTAAGGTGTGTATGGATTTTCAGTGATGACTTCCATGCCCTGATATACAATTCTATCACGCAACCGTGCAAGCCAAGCAGTTCCAGATTCGTTTACTTCTTCAAAAGTAAACCCTTCTCGTTCAGCGTAGCCGCGGAAATCATCTAGTTTAGCATCACGTTGCTTGTCCGATTTAAGTTGAGCCATAATAGATTCTACACTAGCTAAGTCATCTCTGTTTGCATTTTTATTTAATAACAGTGTGGCAATTTTATCTGGGTCATCAGTTATAAATGCATTGTCTTCCCTGCGATACAATCCCGAATTCTGATTGAGTTTAAGCCCTGCTGCTTTTGCAATACTATTAATGAGTACATTTCGTGTTGCACCCTTGTATTCACTGCTGGGATCACTGCGCAGTATAAACTTGCTAAACGCCGGCTTTTGCACAAACATAAAGTCAGTTTGCACATATCCGCGGTCTTCTCGTCCTGTGATAGGTGTTTTAAAATGCACACTAATGCCGCTTTTCTTTGTCCAATCTATTGGATCAAAACCGTGACTGGTTGCCCATTGTGTTAACCTGTTACTGAGTTCTTCTTTGCTCATAACTGTGCTGTCAACTGCAAGGTCTAAATCACCAGACGTTGGTTTTTGTCCTGTGCTTCCCAGCATGTTGTCCATGAGGGGCAGGCCAGTTAGTTGTTCAAGCCAGGCCACAGTTGACTTAACATCAGTTTGGTTAATGCGCTGTGTAGCACTTGCACCATCAGAATCTTTAAAAACGTTGCCGCCTTCTTTGAGAAGTTTCATACTTTTACCTTATTTGTTTTTTTCAGCCGCAGCAACTTTTGCTGCTAGTGCCGGATATCTCGGATCGGTTGGTAGTATTCCGCCAATTGCAGGAAGCTTGGATGATTTTGCTGGTGTGGGTCTTGTAGGCTTTACTTGTTGCCCAGGCACTGGTGTTGCTTTTGCAATCCCTGCACCAATACCACTAGCTGGTGCTTTTTTTCTATTTCTAGAAATGCTTTTTGCAATAGCAGCTTTTTCAACTTTTTCTTGGCGTGCTTTTTCTAACTTATCTGGAGTCATGCGTTGTTTTCTCATTAGCTGCGATTTACGAGAAATGATTTGCTTTTCAGGGCTTTGCTTTTTTATTATTGCATCTTGACGGTCGGCGGGGGTTAGGCGGTTGATTGCTTGCAGATCGTCGATGGCTTTTCCAGTATCGGAGATATTTCGTTGGACGCCAATGTCTCCCCATTCGTCTTTTGTTTTCTTACTAGGCTTAGATGGATCATAGTCTTGTATTTTTTTGCCAAGATTACTAAGTTTATCTAAACCTGTAGCAACACCAGAAACAGCTTTCCCGGCTTTTTTAAAAAATTCAATTTCAGATACTTTTTCAAGTTCTGCTAATAGATTTTCTTGTATTAGTTGTGCTTTACTTTTCATTTGTACGCCTTACCGATCTAGAAAACTTGCCAGGATCTCGTGCTCGGATGGCATTTAACAATTTGCGTTGTAAATTTTCAGCTTGCTCAGCAGTGTATAATTCTTCAATTTGTTCCATCAGACGCACTGCGCTAGCAATAACATTACTAGCACGACTCTCGACAACATATTCACGTTCTTCGAGTTGTTTATAGCGCTCATTGTAAATGCCATCCAGCTCTTCAAAGATGCTGCGAGTCTTTTTTTGCATGACTTTGTTTGTCCTTTTTAGTATTTATGTATATTTAAAAAGTTGTTGGTTTTCTGTTTCCCAAACTGCTTCGCTAAACCTTTTTAGTGTCCACATATTTTTTTCATACAGGTAACTGTTTTTTTCTTTCCAGATTTTCCATTGAGTATTATTTGATTCAAATAATTCGTGATCTCCTTCGATTAAATCAATTAATTCTATACTTTTGCACCCCGAGCGGGCTTTAATTATTTTTGGTATAGCATATGTTTTTGCTAATTCTCTTATTTTATCTATCGATTCTGGTGTAGTATCTTCCGTCCAATTTGGATGTAGAAACTTATAACATCTTAAAAATATTATATACCGACTGTAGATGTTCTCTGTAGTAATGATTAATTTTTCGTCAAAAAGATCAAGTGGCACGTCTTTGATGTGTGTATGATACCAAACGCCTGGTTTGGTTGTACGGTAGCCTTCGTGAAAAAGTTCAATGGTTTTAAGGTCTTGGTGCTCATAACTATCTACACTGCCATCCAGTCTGGGGTTCCATTTGATTTGCTGATTGTTTAAAATAGTAGTAACAATTCCGCCGCATGCAAAATCAGTGGCTATTAAAATATTTGGTAATTTCATGGAAGGTTGTATCCCATTGCAGATTTCGCCATTTGTCTAATGTGTTTGCCCAATTAATTGCTGATTCGTGCTCAGTATACGGATACTGACTTAACATGATGGATATTTCATGCTCACTTCCGTACCTTTCTTTTATCTTTTTTCGCAGTGCAGTTGGTGTTTTTTCAATTCCTATAGTACCGTGGCACGGGTGTATATTAAAATCACTGGGATCACCAAATCTATTTGTCAGCATTGTATCCCTGTACCACTCTTTTATTTTATCATAGTAAAAGACGTTGAAAGGATTTAACGTATGCTCTATGCCAAACATAACATTTCCTGGACATTCTGTTACGGCTTTACTAACCAGCTTTTCAACTGTTGAAAATTTTGCTGGCCAACGCAAATATTCAAATTGTTTACCTACTCCATCGATACTACCAATCCATTTAACTAATTTAAAACGTTGCCATTGTGCTAGTGTTTTATCTGAAGGATACAATGTGTAATTGCTGGTATACTGTATTGTGATGTCTTGTGGGTTGTTAACAAGTTCTAGTATTCGTAAATGAGTATTATTCATTAATGGCTCGCCGCCGCCAAACTTGATATACCTAAGGTTTGTAGTATCTAATGTCTCGAACCAACTTACTAGTTTGTCATCGGTGTTTGTGCCTTTTCGATCCGCCACTTTAGTGTGCTCTACCCCATTGCGAACGTTTTCGTCTTGCCAGAAACTGCTACTATTGCTATCACAACTAGCACAAGCAAGATTGCATTGCTTGGTAACTGCGATAGTGAGCATCTGCAACCCATCACTGTCGGTCATTAAATCAAAACCAGCTTGCCTGTAGCTGATTTGTTTTTGTTGTTCTTGATGTATGCAAAGACTGCAAGTTTTTGTTAAATCACCCGAGTTCCACTTTTCTCTCAACTGAGGCAAGGTTGAAAGATCGTGTACACTCTCATTGTGCGAAAAATAACAACACGGACTGACAGTAAAATCTCCGCCAAGGTTGTTGATTGCAAGTGCACTGCTCAGATGTCTACAAAATTGGGTCATCCGTTTTGTTTAATTCCTGCCAGCATCTGTTTGAGCTTGCTGCTCTGTACATCGGCTACTACCTTGGGAGCATCCTGCGGCATGCTGTCAGTTACATCTTTTTGTACCATTTGACTTTTAGCTTTAATGCCTGCTAATATAGTGCTGCCTTGTGTTCCTGCACCTGATGCTGCTTCATCATCATCTAATCCAGTGATCCTCAGACTTTCCATGTCAAACTCCAAGTCAATCTTTTGCCCAACACCGCTACTGCTTCTAGTTTTCATTGCTTGTATTTGATAGCGCCCACGTTCTTTCATTGCTCTACTTGTAAAAATACCAAACACATTGTCTGCTGTGTTAATCTTACTAATACCACCCGAGATATGCGAATGATCAAATTCAATTTCCTCAACAGCACTTCTGTTCAACTGACTTGCTGTAACAAATAATATGTTTAATTCACGTGCCAAGTTGCGCAGTTCTTCACTTACATATTTGTCTTTAACAAACAAATCATTTGGGCTAACCTTTGCACTCACTGGCATAAGCAAGTCCAGGTAGTCAACCAGCATAAAGTCAATGTCTTTGCCTTGTTTAATACTAAGTTCTTTTACAAATGCACGAATATCGTTAACAGTGCTTTGTGCTGGCATGTATTTAATCTGCAGGTTGCCTGCTTTTTTGCCCGCCATCTTGACTTTCATTTCAACAGTGTCGATATCTTTAAACAACTGTTTGCTGGGTGTCCCAGTTAACATACTATCAAGTCGCATGGCTGTCAAACCTTCACTAAGCTCCAATGTAATGTAGGTTCCATTAAGCCCAGCTTCCATCCAATTAACTGCCAAGTTTTGCATAAACAAACTCTTACCCGAACCTGATCCGCCTGCAAAAATTTGTAGTTCGCCTCTATTAAAGCCGCCATACAAAAGCTTGTCCAAGTTCTTCCAGCCTGTGCTGTTCTGTCCATTGTTGTCTTTAAGTGCCGACAGTCTGGCCTTGGGATCTTCAAAGTAATTTGTTCCCAAGTCTTTTGTTAAACTTATTTGCACAGCATCTTTGATTAGTTTTTCAACAGGCGAGTACTCGCCTTTTTCCAACAAGTCTGCACTTTGTAAAATTGCACGTTCAAGTTCTTGCCTGCGAGTAAAGCTTTCAAACTCGCCTAAAAACCAATCAGTGTGCCCACTGTTGAGATCGGGTATCTCCTGTAAATCAACACCGGTAACTGCCTTTACTTGCATACGGTCCGGAAGTGTTTTGTGCTCATTTGCATGGTCATAGATAAACTCAGCAGCTTCACGCAGATCTTTATCAAAATTTTCTTTGTTGAAAATGTTTTGTACACGCAAGTAACTTTGTGCATCTTGCATTGCCATTTCTAAGAATAATTTTTGTACTTCATATGTATATTCAGTCATACTTTTAATTTATTCCTTATTTGATCAGCTACGTGTTTATGTGTTAGCGGCCCTGGATGTGATCCGTCCTCGGCTACGTCAAGTTTGTTTTTGTACATGCTATCCCAAGGATCGATCCACAAATCCCAATCTACCAATTCCATGTTGTTTTGCATTTGTTCAACAAATCTATCATGGTCACTGCTAGCATCCTGCACTAGTTTATTCATCCAGTCTATGCTGTCGCTCCAGCTAATCAATCCGTTAACAAACAACAGTTTTACATTGTGACTGCTTGCTTGATCTTGTAATATACGGCAAAAGTCTATTAGTTGCATTATATTACCATAATCGTGATTGAGCAACTGATATTGGACAATAAACTTGTCATTAGTTGATATTGCATCTTGAGTCGATCCAAAATAGATACCTCGGTCTGGTGCTGGGTAAACCCAATGCCGATGGACAGAACTCCATTGTACAATATATATATCAGCTAAGTTGTCAACAATTGCTTTGCTTGTGTGTAAAAATATTTTCAAGTTACTTGCGCCACCGCTAGCATCATTGATATGATCAGTTGCAATCAAGTTAGGATATATTCTAGCATCGGCTTTTTCGTTTGTAAAGCCAGCACCTTGGGTGATACTACATCCATTAAAATAGAACTTCATACTAGCCATCCTAGTTTTTGCATTGTAGGTTTTGCTGTAATATTAAAATAATGCTTGTTGCCAGCAGCACCATGATGCCCAAACCAGCCATAT